GTGTTTTTTTTTGCGCGGTCCCGGCGTGCTGAGCGGCCCCCTGCGGCCTTACCGTGGGTGACATGACAAAACCGAGCCTCGGCCGCATCGTGCTCTACTCCGTCGATCCTGCGCGGAACGCATCCCTGCCGGTCGCACCCGCCATGATCACCCGTGTGTGGTCGGACGACGAGGTGGACCTGATGATCTTCCCGGTGACCGGCCAGCCCTACGCGGCGACGTCGATCAAGCTGCACGCTCGCGAGCCTGAGCCGGCAAAGCTGACCATTCATCAGGCCTGGTGGCCACCGCGGGTCTAGGCCATCGCGAGGGGGGTCGGGGCCGGCAGTGTGCGTGCAAGGTGGGCGGCCCCGGCCGCGGCGTATGTGCCGTCGACCGGGTGGTCCCCGTCGCGGGTGAACAGCCACACGTCGCCGCGCCAGAGCTTGCCGGTCTTCCCCACGTGGTTGTTGAGCAGCTGGTCACGCGGGTGCTGCACGGCACCTGCCGTGACGATCTCCGCGAAGCCCATGCACACCGCGGCCTGCTCCCCGGTGATCTCTTCGATCTTGACTCGGGGTGGCGGCCATGCCCGGACGCCCCGGCGCTGCCGTAGTTGTGCGGCCAGTGCTGCAGCGGGCCCGTTCGGGAACCAGCCGAACTTGCGCGGCCGGACCTCGGCGACGATGCCGGGCAGGTCCTCCCGAACCTGCTTGAAGCAGCCGGCGCCGGACCAGGCCTTGACGACCTCGAGATGGACCCGGCCGTCGACCATGGCCGCGGCGACCAGGGTGGCGTGCGTGGCGTCGAGGGACACGTCCAGGCACAGCGCGACCTGGCGTCGGTGGGCGGCCAGGTCGAGCGCTTCGGCAGGGTCGACTCCACAGTCTCGCCAGGAGTCCTCGTCGATCGCCGGGTCCAACAGGTTGACCCGGATGCACATCGTCTCTGTCCGGAACGTGGCCAGTTCCTCGCCACCCGCGTGTTTGGCGCGCATCGCGTCGCCGATGATCGAGTCCAGGTCGATGGTGTCACCCAGTTGGGGGTTGGCCATCGCGAGCGCGGCGGGGTCGGTGGGGTCGGCGCCGGTCGGTGACGACCATTCGAACAGGCCCAGCCGGGGGTCGCCCTGGCCGGTCTCGATCCTGGCCAGTGCGGACGTGCGGAGACTGTCGAGCACCACGGACAGCGAGTCGCCCTGGTTGGTGATGGCGTAGGCCTGCCCGTCCCGGACCGCGGTCATGGCCTTGGTGGCCGCGTTCCAGACGTCCCACGATTGGTGCTCTCGGAGTTCGTCCAGCACGAGGCGGTGCACGGTGTGGGACCGGCCGGCCCGGCGGTTGGGGGCGGCGAACCGGTACTTCGTGCCGTACAGCGTGGTCAGTGCTTCCTCACCGATGGTGTCCCGGATGGCCTTGGACCAGTCGTAGTCCTCGGCCAGGTAGTCGGACGCCTGGGCCATGTCGATGACCTTGCGCCAGGATTCCTTGGCGGTGTCGCGGGTGGTGCTCGTGCCCATGACCAGGTCGGCCAGGTCGACGTGCAGCCAGTACAGGGTGAGCACACGGCAGAAGACCGTCTTGCCGTTTTGTCGGGCGACGAGGGCGAGCACGGTCCGGAAGCGGGGCCGGCCGTCCGGGAGAAGCTCGCCGGCGTGTACGGCCAACCAGCGCTGCCACGGTTTGAACGGCACGCCGATCTCTTCGGCGAAGTCGATCAGCTCCCAGCCGTAGGACGCGTCCGGGTCGGACAGGTCACGGAGCGGCGGGGTCCAGAGGCGCGGCGTCGCGCTTCCTCGCACGTCGTTCGCGGAGATCGTCCAGCCCAGTGCCGGGTCGGGGTCCGGTGGTGCCACGGGTGCCGCCCTTCCTCGCCGCGGCGCGGGCGCGTGGCGAGAGGCCCAGCGATTCCAGGCACGCGAACAGCTTCGGTCCGATGTCGGTCAGGACCTCGGCGCTGTGCCCGGCCCGGTCGACGGCACGTGCATACGCCCGTGCAAGGGTCGCCATCGCTACGTCTTCGGGCTCAAGCGGCTGACCCTCGAGCGCGTCGGCGATGGACTTCTCCATGATGCCGGGGCCATCGCTCTCCGGTGTGTCGTCCGACATGATCGGGAGAGTACCCCCCCGGGGTGTACCCTCCGGCTTATGCGCTGGTGGCCGCGGAGGCGGAGTGAGGCAACGAACCTCACGATCGAGACGGCCAACCCGCTTGTCATGGCCCTGTTCGGTGCGGGCATCGTCGACGGCATCTCCGTCGGCGAGGGGTCGGCCCTGGGGCTCTCCGCGATGTACCGGGCTGTGTCGTTGATCTCCGGCACCCTGGCGTCCCTGCCGCTGCGCACCCTGCGCGAGGACACGGACGGGCAGCGCGAGAAGGTGCCGTCGGTGTTCGACGACCCGGACGGCCCGGACGGACAGACGGTCTTCGAGTGGAAAGAGACCCTGTTCATCCATCTTCTGCTCCACGGCAAGGCGGGGGCCATCAAAGTCCGGACCGAGGCCGGCGGCCTGTCCCGCCTGGCCTTGGTCCACCCGGCCTCGTTCGCCGTGGCCGCGCCGTCGCTCGAGGAGTACGCCAATCCGGAAAAGATGCCCCGCGGTGGGATCTGGTTCGACGTCTCGCTCAACGACGGCTCCCAGAAGCGCATGGACGCTGAGGACTTCTGGTACGTGCCCGCGGCGTCGACCGACCTGATGCACGGCATGGGCCTGATCCGCGTCGCCCAGGCGTCGCTGAGCACGTCGATCGCCGCCGAGAAGTCCGCGCGCAAGGCCTTCACGAACGGCGCGCTGATCGCCGGCATCGCCACCCCGGCCGACGACAACGAGGACATCACCGACGACGTGCCGGAGATCCGGCGCCAGATCGACAACACCGTCCAGGGCCCGGACAACGCCGGCGCCATCGTCATCGTCAACAAGCGGCTGACCTTCACGCCGTGGACGATGACGATGGAGCAGGCCCAGTTCATCCAGTCCCGGCAGTTCCAGGTCGAGGAGATCTCCCGCTGGACGGGTGTCCCCCCTCACCTGCTGATGCAGACCGAGAAGTCCACCTCCTGGGGCACGGGCATCGAGGAGCAGAACCGGGCACTGGGCCGCACCGTGCTCTCCCCGTGGGCGAGCCGGGCGGAGCACAGGGGCTCCCGGCTGCTGGCCAAGCCGCGCTGGATCGAGTTCGACTTCTCCGCGCTCGAGCGGCCCAGCCCGGACAAGGAGATCGAACTGCTGTTGGCCCAGACCGGCAAGCCGATCATGACGGTCAACGAGGCGCGCAAGATCCGCAATCTGCCCCCGATCGTGGGTGGCGACGACATGGCCGCACCCGCCCCGGCCGCCCCTCCGGCGCCGGACGATGACGAGGAGGAGGACGACGATGCACCCCCTCCTGGCGAATAACCTGCCCCGGCTGCGCGCGGCGTGGCGCGTTACGGCCGGCGTGGAGGAGCGCACCACCCCGTGTTTCAAGATCGTCAACGCGGAGACGCCGAAGCTCTACGTCTTCGGCATGATCGGCGGCTACGACAATGACTCGGTGGATTTCGTCCAGGCTGTCCACGGCATCACCGCGAAGACGATTGACCTGCACGTCAACTCCCCGGGCGGGTTCGTCTACGACGGGGTGGCGATGTACGAGGCTCTCGCCGGGCACTCGGCCGACGTCGCTGTGCACGTCGATGGGTTGGCGGCCAGCGCGGCGTCGTTCCTGGCCCAGGCCGGCACCACGATCGACATCGCGCGCGCGGGCCGGATGATGATCCACGACGCTCAGGGCATCGGTATCGGATCGCCGTCCGACATGCGCGAGTTCGCCGACCTGCTGGACGAGGTGTCGAACGACATCTCCCGGATCTATGCGACCCGGGCCGGCGGCACGGCGGGGTCCTGGCGCAAGGCCATGACCGCGACGACCTGGTATTCCGGCCAGGAAGCGGTCGATGCGAAACTGGCGGACCGGGTCGCCGGAAGTACCGACGGGCCGGATAACCGGACTCGTCTCATCTCGGCGCGACTGCGCGCCCTGGCTACCCAAGGAGGGTAGATGCGCACCATCGAGGAGATCACTGCCGCGATGACCGCGCTCGTTGACGGGGCTGCCGGTCGTAGCCTCACCGACGAGGAAGTCACCAACTACGAGGCCCTGGAGACTGAGCTGAAGCAGGCCCAGGCGACGGAGCAGATTCGGGCCCGCAACGCGGCGTACAACGTGAACCGCACCCCGGCGGGTGTGCCTGCCCCGGCCGGCCGCCGGACCGAGAATTACATGGACGGCGTGCGCGCCTACCTGCTGACCGGCCGGCTCAACGCGGACCTGGCACCGTCGAACGCCCAGTCCGAAGGCGTCCCGACGGAGGGCGGCTACCTCGTCCCGGACGAGTTCCGGCAGAAGCTGGTCGAGCGGCTCAAGTCCTACGGCGGCCTGGCCTCGGTGGTCGACCGCTACACGACCGGCGACGGGCGGCCCGTGGAGTGGCCGACGATCGACGACACGGCCAACGTGGGTGAGATCGTCGTGGAGGGTGGCACCTTCTCCTCCGGCGCCGACCTGATCTTCGGCTCCAACGCGCTGGGTGCCTTCTCCTACGCGGCCGGCGGCGCCGGCTCCACCCCGCTGCGGGTGTCCCGGGAGTTGATCCAGGACTCCGCGTTCGACCTCGAGGCGCTGCTGTCCCGGCTGCTCGGCGACCGGATCGCGCGCATCCAGGCCGTTCACTGGGTGCGCGGCCTCGGCGTCGGCGAGCCTCTCGGTCTGATCACCGGCCGCACCCCGGTGCAGAACGTGGTCAACACCGGCATCACCTACGCGTCCCTGATCAACGCCATCCACTCGGTGGACCCGGCGTACCGGGCCAACGCCCGGTGGGCGATGAACGACCTCACCCTGGGTGAGGTGGAGAAGATCGTCGACTCGCACGGCGACCCGATCTTCCGCGGCTGGGGCGCGAACCTGGCGCTGGGCCTCAACGAGTCGACCCTGCTCGGCTACCCGGTCACCATCGATCAGGCGTTCTCGACGGTCGTGGCGGCCTCGCCGACGACGGTCTGGGGCGCGTTCGGCGACTTCAGGCAGGGCTACGTCGTCCGCGACGTCAAGAGCGTGGAGCTGCTCGTCAACCCGTACACCCGGATGTCCAACCGCCAGGTCGAGTTCTCGGCGTGGGCGCGGGCTGACGGGACCCAGCAGGACGTGAACGCGTACGTCGTTCTCGCCGGAAAGGTCTAGGTCTAGATCATGACTTCTCGTGAACTCGTCGTCCCCCGGGTCGTGGGCTCGGCCCAGGCGAGCATCGCCACGGCCACCACCGTAAACCTGGACTTCGGCACGCCGGACGACACGAAGCTAGCGGTCGGCGCCACGTTCCAGCCGAACGACCGGCTCATGCTGGTGATCACCGCGACGACCGCGGGCACCACGGACTCCACGTCGTTCTCCGTGCAGGATGCCCCGGACAACGCTGGCTCGATCGGCACCCCGGCGGCCGCGGTGACGACCACGCTCCCGGCGGCGGCGACCGGCAACCAGTCGGTGGTCTGCGGCATCCTGATCCAGCCGGGCCGGCCCTGGATTCGTGTCCGGGCGACCCGGGCGTCCGGCACCACGGACACCCTGGTCGTGCGCGCGGTCCTGCTCGCCGTCCCGCACGGGCTCTAGGAAGGGGGAGACGCTGTGACCTGGCAGCCTGACTACGTCGACGCGGCGACGCTCAAGTCCTACCTGGACATTGAGCACGACGCGTCCGACGTGTTCGTGGGGCTCTGGGTCACGGCGTCGTCCCGCAACGTCGACGACTTCTGCGGCCGGCAGTTCGGCCAGGTCGCCGCACCCGAGGCCCGCACGTACGAAGCCCGCTGGGACCGATCGGGCTGCGGCCAGTGGGTGGCCAACATCGACGATCTCCAGGACGTAACCGGGTTCGCCCTGCTCGACGAGGACGCGGCCGCGGTGACCGACTACACCCTGCTTCCAGTGAACGCGGCCCAGAAGGGCAAGCCCTTCGAGCGGCTCAAGGTCCCCGGGCCCGGCTGGTACACACCGACCGGTCGGTGGGGCTGGTCGGCGGTACCGGCGTCCGTGAAACTGGGCCTGCTGCTGCAGGCGTCCCGGCTGGCCGCGCGGCAGGACTCGCCGTTCGGGATCGCCGGGTCGCCGACGGAGGGCTCCGAGGTGCGACTGCTGGCCCAGCTCGACCCGGACTTCCGGACGACGCTCAAGCCGTTCCGGCGGGACTGGTGGGCGGCATGAAACTCGGGCTGATCATGGACGAGGTCGCTGAGGCGTGCCGCGCGTTCACCAAACTGAACGTGTTCGCCTACCCGCCCGCGGATGTCAAGCCGCCCGCGTGCGTGGTGTCCTACCCAGAGCAGATCGTCTACGACGAGTCCTATGGGCGCGGCTACGACCGGGTTTCCGGGCTGCCGGTGATCCTGGTCGTGGGCAAGGCCAATGACGGCCGGAACAACCGGGACCAGGTGACCGCGTGGGCCGACGGCGACGCGGCCGGCCTCAAGCGGTTCCTGGAGACCTATCCCTATACGTCGTGCGACGTCGTCTCGGTCACGGACGCCACGTTCGACGTGATCACGATCGCGGCCGTCGACTACATCGCCGTGATGCTCTCTCTCGACCTCTCCGGAAGGGGTGCCTAATGCCGCTGACCACCACCATCGACACGTCGATCCTCGCGACGCTGACCAACGCGCTCGACCTGGGCACGGCCCAGGCGCCGTTCTCCGTCACGAAGCGCACCAACCTCGCCACGGGCACCGGTGCCAACCAGGCCGACCTGGTCTTCACCGACACCCGCACGATCGCCGCGTCCGGCACGGAAGATCTCGACCTGGCCGGCTCGTTGACCGGACCGCTCGGCGGCACGCTGACGTTCGTCAAGCTGAAAGCCCTGCTGATCCGGGCGGCCGCGGGCAACACCAACGCCGTACGGGTGACCAGGCCGGCTGCTAACGGGGTGCCGCTCTTCCTCGCCGTGTCCGACGGCCTGGACGTGCTGCCCGGCGGCCAGTTCCTCTGGGTCGCGCCCGGCGCGGCGACGGTCACGGTCACGCCGGCCACGGGCGACCTGATCACCGTGGCAAACTCCTCCTCGGGCACGCCGGTCACTTACGACGTGGTCATCATCGGTACGAGCGCGTAGGGCGGGGACATGACTCTCCAGCACAGCAGGGACACCGTCGTCACGCTCGGCGGGTACGACCTCACGGTCTACTCGAGCAACTCGGACCTCGAGTTCGGCGGCGACGTCCACGACGTCACCGTCTACGGGAAGAACTCTCACGTCTTCCGGGGCGGCCTTAAGTCCGGCACGGCGACGGTCACCGGGTTCTACGACAACACCGCGGTGACCGGTCCCCGGGCGGTGATGCTGGCGCTCTACATGACGAACGCGACGCTGATCCACCGTCCGGAGGGAACGGGTTCCGGCCGGCCCCAGGACCTGGTGGACGTGGTGGTCGGCAAGTACAAGCAGACCTCGCCGGTCGCCGACATGGTGACCTGGACCGTGGACCTCACCTTCTCCGACGACGTCAACTCGACTCCCCAGGCCTAGGCCACCCGCGCATGTTTCACGTGAAACATGCACCGACTCAGGAGGGCACCACCTCATGACCGACACATTCGCCACCGTTGAGGACCTGGTCGTCGACGAGGTCTCCGACAACTGGGAAGACGTCACCCTGCCCGGTGGCAAGCGGGTCCGTGTTCGTGGCCTGTCGCGCTACGAACTTCTGTCCCTGGGCAAGGGTGCCGAGGATGCCGACGAAATCGAGCGGCGCCAGGTCGCGGCGTGCCTGCTGATCCCCACGGTCACGCCGGCCCAGGTCGGCCAGTGGCAGAAGGGCACACTTCCGCACGGCACCCTGAAGCTGATCTCCGAGACGATCCGCGACCTGTCCGGCCTCGGGAAGGGCGCCGCGAAAAGCGACCTGGCTGAAGCTGCAGACTGACCCGGCCTACTTCTTCGACTTCTTCCTGGCCGAGAAGCTGGGCATGAGTCTCCGGCAGGTTCGGAGCATGCCGGCCCGGGACTGGGGGGAGTGGGGCATCTACTACGCGCGTAAGGCCGAACAGAGGAAGCTGACCGGAGGGTGATGGCGTGGAAGCAAAGATCAGCGTCACCGGCCTGGCGGAGTTCAACCGCGGTCTACGACAGCTCGACAGCGAGGCCCCGAAGGCGCTGCGGGTCGCCCTCAACGAGGCCGCCGACACGCTGATCCAGGCGACCACCCCGCTGATCCCCAGGCGCTCCGGCGCCGCGGCCGGCTCCCTGAAGGCGAAGTCCACCCGCACGTCGGCGCGGGTGTCGGTCGGTGGCCGGCAGGCACCCTACTACCCGTGGCTGGACTTCGGCGGCAGCACGGGCCCCCGCAAGTCCGTGGTCCGGCCGTTCTACAAAAAGGGCCGCTACCTCTACGTCACCCTGGAGAAGGTGCGGCCCCAGATCGAGGAAGTACTACGGCGCAAGATCACCGACGTGGCGCGTAACGCCGGGCTGCAGGTGGACTGATGCCGAACAGCGTCAACCTCGAGTTCGCCGGCGACGCCAAGAAACTGGCGGCCGCGGGCAAGGATGCCCAGAAGGCCATCACCAACGTCGGCGACTCGGCCACGGCGTCGGCCAGCGACATGGCCGCGGCGTCCAAGGAAACGGACACCTACACCGACCGGGTGGGCAAACTCGGCGCCGGTGTCGAGGGCATGTCCGGCGCGGTCGACTCGGCCGGCGCGGCCGTCCAGGCGCTCGCCGACCTGCAGTCCGCCGGTCGGGAGAAGGCGATGCGGCTGGCTCGGGCGGAAGCCGACGTCGAACAGGCGATGATCGACACCAAGCAGGCCGCCGTCGACCTGGAGCAGGCGACCCTCGATCTGCAGCAGGCCCAGACCGACGGCAAGCAGGCCGGCTTGGATGCCGCCCAGGCCCAGATCGACGTCAAGCAGGCCTACGAGGACCTCACGACCGCGACGGCGGACTACAACACCGCGGTCAAGGAGAACGGCGCGAACAGCACCGAGGCCCGGCAGGCCCTGATCGACATGGACCAGGCCCAGCAGGACCTGAAGCAGGCCAACTTGGACTCGGAGCAGGCCCAGCGCGACGCGACCCAGGCCACCATCGACGCCAAGCAGGCCGCGGTCGACGCGACCCAGGCGACCCGGGACGGCAAAGACGCCCAGCTCGACCTGAACGACGCGATGTCCGAGGCCAACCCGACGGGGCTGCAGCAGTGGGCCGACAAGATCGGCATGATCACCCCGATCCTGTCCGGCCTGATCGGTGTGGTCGGTCTGGTCACGGCGGCACAGTGGGCTTGGAACGCGGCCCAACTGGCCTCGCCGACGACCTGGATCATCGCCGGGATCGCCGCCGTCATCGCCATCATCGTCGTCATCGCGACCAAGACGGACTGGTTCCAGCGGGCCTGGAAAGCGTCGTGGGCCGGGATCAAGAAGGCCACCTCCGCGACGATCGACTGGTTCAAGAAGATCCCCGGCTGGATGGGTGACATCTTCGGCAAGGTCGCCGGCATCATCACCAAGCCCTACCGTGCCGCGTTCAACATGATCGCCGACGCCTGGAACAACACCGTCGGGTCGCTGTCGTTCACGGTGCCCGGCTGGGTGCCCGGCATCGGCGGCAACTCGATCGACGTGCCGAACATCCCGAAGTTCCACGGCGGCGGCCGCGTGCCCGGCGCACCCGGCACGGAGATGCTCGCGATTCTCCAGGCCGGCGAGGAGGTCAAGTCCCCGGCGGGGGCGGCCGGCGGCGGCGGCGGCGACATCGTGATCCGCGGTGACGGTTCCCGGCTCGGCGACGCCATCCTGGAGATCATCCGGATGGCCATGCTCACGAGGGACGGCGACCCCAAAGCCATCGGTCTGAGGATTAGCTGATGGCCACGCACACCGTCAAGCACGAGGTCTACTACTCCGGCGCCTGGAACGACGTCACCAGCCAAGTCCACGAACCGTCCAACACGGTGATCGAGCGCGGCCTGACCCAGTTCGCCGACCTCAACAAATCGACGATCAACTGGCAGTTCGAAGACCCGGCCGGACAGTGGGTCCCGGACAACCCGATGTCACCGCTCTACGGCCTGGCCGGTCGGGCCATGCCGACCCGGGTCACCATCGACGGCTCCGTACGTGCGTACGGTGAGGCCGCAGTGTTCGCCCCGGACCGCACGGAGGAGTTCACCCCCGGGCCGCCGATCAAGGGCCGCCAATGGGTCGACTTCCGGGCGGACGGCATCCTGGGCCGCATCGGCTCCTGGACGGACCCGCTGCGCTCGCCGATGTACCGGGCGACGTCCCGGCTCTCGACCCTGGTCGGGCACTGGCCCTGCGAGGACCAGCGCGAGGCGCAGCAACTGTCGAACACCGTCTCCGGCGGCCTACCGGCGACGGCCCGCAACGTCACGTTCGGCGCCGACGATGCCCCGGCCGGCGCGAGCGCGGCTGTGCAACTCGACGAACCGGACAACACGAGTCGCATCGACTTCACGTTCCTGCCGGCGAGCACCACCGCGGGCTGGCAGTTCGCCTGGTCCAAGAAACTCGCTGTGCTGCCGTCGGCGACCACGCTGCAGCTGCTGTCGCTGCGCACGTCGAACGGCTACCGCTGGGTTCTGAACACGCTCAACACCCAGTATCAGATCAAGGCTCTGGCGCCCGACGGCACCCTGCTCAAGGAGATCAACGTCGGGTTCGCGGGGTCGGGTGAGCCGAACCAGTGGGTGACCTACCGGCTGAAAGCGAGCGTCTCCGCGGGCACGGTCACGCTCGAGTTCGCCTGGTACGTCCAAGGCCAGACCACCCCGTACGGCACCTCCGACACGTTCGCCGGGTCGGTCGGGTGCCTGGTGAACGGCACCATGAACGGCAACACCTACATGGACGGCGCGCTGATCTGTCAGCTCTACGGCGTCACCGGGGTGTCCGACGACCTGCTCTCCTACGGCGTGCGCCGGGCGTTCGACGGCTACGTCAACGAGTTGGCCGGCGACCGGTTCTCCCGGCTCATGGACGAGGAGAACCTGCCCTGGGCCGTCATCGGCTCGGCGTCGGACACGCTGCCCATGGGCCGCCAGACCAACCTGACCATGAACCAGCATCTGCAGGAGATCGCGAGCACCGACCGGGCGTTGATCTACGACTCCCGCGCGGCGAACCGGGTCGACATGCGCACCCGCGACGACCTGTACCGCCAGACGGCGAAGGCGTTCACCTATCCGACGCACATCGCTCCGCCGTTCAACGAGCGCTACGACTATGTTGGCGTGACCAACCGGGTGACCGTGACGCAGCGGGAGGGCGGCGAGGCTACCGCGGCCCTGGAGTCCGGCCCGATGTCCGTGCTCCCGGCGCCGGACGGCATCGGCGAGAAGCGCGCGGGGGTGGACGTCAACGTCGGTGACGAGGCCGTGCTGCCGCTGATCGCCGGGTGGGAACTGGCCCAGGGCACGACTCCCGGCGCCCGGTTCCCGGAGATCACGTTCGACCTGGACGCCACGCCGGCCATTCAGGCGACGGTCGCCCTGCTCGACATGGGTGACCGGATCACGATCTCCGGGTTCCGCTACGACACCTTGGACCTGATCGTGATCGGCCTGCGCGAGTTCTCCCAGGCGCGGCGCCGCAAGGTCACCGCGGTGTGCGTGCCCGGCGCCGTGTTTTCCCAGGTCGGCGCGTATGACGACGCGACCCAGCGCTACGACTCGGCGTCGACGACACTGAAAACCGGTGTCAACACGACAGCCACCGCGCTGGTCTTCCGCACGGCGAGCGAGTGGGACACCTGGGACCAGGTCGCCGTGCCCTACGAGACGTTCATCGCCGGCGAGCGGGTGCGGGTGACGGCGATGGGCGCTCCGGCGCTGGTGTCCGGTTCCTATGACCAGGCAGCCACCGTGGTCCGGTCGATCAACGGCGTGGTCAAGTCGCTGTCCGCGGGCGCCCCGATCCACATCGCCACTCCAGGGAGGTACGCGCTATGACCGTGAGCGCTGGCGGCATCATCTACGCGTCCGACATGAACCGGGCCCTGCGCGGCGGCCCTGAGCGGCCGCTGTGCATCCTGCGCCGTACCACCATGCCGTTCTCCGTCGCGAACAACGGGGTGGTGGTGCCCTGGGACGTGGAGACGGAGGACACGCACGGCTGGCACTCGACGTCGGTCAACACGTCCCGGATCACTCCGAACGTGGCCGGCTGGATCGAACTGTCGGGCGCGTTGTCGTGGGCGAACACGTCGGCGACCGGCCGGCGCGCAACCGCGTTCCGCTTCAACGGTGCCACCACCTATTACGGCGACATCATCGTGGGTACCACCGTGGGCAACACCGGCACCACGCACAACCTCGAGCTGGAGTTCAACGGCTCGACGGACTACGTGGAGCTGTTCGCCTACCAGAACTCCGGCGGCGCCTACGACGTCGCCGACGCGACATCATCGTTCTTCTCGGCCAAGTGGGTCCGGGAATCGTAAGGGAGGGCACCACCTTGAAACTCAGTACCCAGTTGGCCATCGTCATCGTCGCCGGCATCGCGGGACTTGTTGCCATGGTCGCGTTCCTGGCCCAGGCGGGCTGGTCGGAGGGCGGCATCGCCGGCATGGTGACCGGTATCGGCTCGATCATCACCGGCCTGATCCTGTCGCTGCGCAACCAGGCCAAGACTCAGGAGACGCTGGCGGACCAGAACGTCACCCTGGACCGGGTCGTGGAGCAGACGAACGGGCTGTCCGACCGCGAGCGCCAGGACATCGCCCAGCGCGCGGCGACGTCGGTGGTCGAGGATCTACGCCGGCAGGGCCTGCTCTGATGGCCCCGGCCTGGTTCCTGGCGCCCTGCCTGGTCGTTCTGCGCGGAGAGTTCAATGCGCTTTCCCCGGGCCGCGACAAGCGCACGGACGGCTCTGTCGGCGACGAGGATCACGCGGCCCGCGCGTCCGACCACAACCCGGACGCCCGCGGCATGGTCCACGCCATCGACGTCGACCACACCGGGCCGTGGCCGCGAGGCCTGACCATGCACAAGATCGTCCGGCGGCTCGCCGATGAGCACCGGGCTGGCCGTGACAAGCGGCTTACCCTGATCATCTACAACCGGCAGAAGGCGTCCGTCGGGTCCGGCTGGGCCTGGGTCGACTACGACGGCTCCAACCCGCACACCGAACACGCGCATTTCTCCGCATCGTCCGTGCTGGCCCGGGAGAACGACACCCGGCCCTTCTCCTTGGAGGACCTGACCATGACGACACCTGCCCAGACGTGGGGCCACGACATCGACCCGTCAAGCAAGGGCTACTCGGCCGGTGGCGCCCTGTGGACCATGCTCGGCCGGACCGACATCCTGAACCGCCTGCCCGGCCAGATCCAGGAGACCTACGCGAAACTCGCCGCTCAGGTCGCCGCCGACGATGACGACCTGGACGCCATGGCCGCGGCCATCGCGCTGACCAACTCCAAACTGGACGAGGTGCTGCTGCATTTGGCACGGATCGAGGGTGCTCTGACCCCCTAGGCTCGGGAGGGCGACCCCCCGCACAGCTGGGGCCGGCCGCGCGGCGCGGGAATGGTGCTTCCTGCTGCTGCTGCGACCGGCCCCTGTCTGTGCCCGGTCAGGTCCCCCGGGTCGGGTGCGGCGTCGGGCTGGGTGTGGCCGGCCGCGGCTGCTCGGGCGCCGCGGGCCCGCTTCCGGTGGCCAGTGCGTAGGCCATGATCAGGCACAGTGCGACGATCGCCGCGATGAGCAGCGGCACCCCGATCCCCAGCGCGCGCTGGAGTCGGGCGTCCCAGCCGGCGCGGGGGCTCGAGGGTGGCACGTAGTCGGGTCGGCGCACGGTGGGGGTCTCCTGGGTGGGCTGGACGATCGGGATGTCCCGGAAGCTGTCCGCGGTGAAGTTGGTCGTCTCGATCAGGGGGACGTAGAACGACAGCGGGTTGTCGTGCACCTGGAAGCCGCACGGTAGTTCGTACCGGATGCACCACACACACTTTTCGGACTGCGGAATCTTCATCGGGGCAGTTCCTCGTAGCCGCAGAAGGTGATGTCCACGCCGTGCAGCGTCTCCACGGCGAGGTGGACCTCAACGGACCGGCGGCCGCTGCGCAGCGTACGCACGACCCCGTCGTGGGCTAGGGCAATCTGGTCGATCTCCTCGGGTGTCAGGCCGTGGGCGTTCATGTAGACGCTGCTCGGCGTGGGCAGGTCCGGGTGTGCGGCGAGGAAGTGTCCAGCGCCGTGCAGGGCGGCGATGCGTACGGCGCGGGCCGGCTCGGGGATGGTGACGGGCTGGACGGGTGCGTCGGGCCATGACGCGAGGATGGAGCGGCCGACGCCTCCCGCTTCGTGGTTGCCCTGGTGCCTGTAGGGCAGGGTGCATGTCCACTTGCCGCCGTCGAAGTCGTGCGGGTGGGTGCTGGGGCAGAGGGTCGTGCCGGGCTGGTTGTGGTCTGTCATGTGGACAACCTTGACCGCTGGGGGGCGTATCTGTCAAGATGGCGGACATGACGAAAACTGAGCAGCTGACGATTCCCAACCCGAAGGATTGGTGCACGGTCGCGTATGCCGCCGTGCTGCTGGGGCTGAGCGCGCGGCAGGTCCGCCGGTACGTCGGCGCCGGGACGCTCCTGGCCTATGTCCCGCGGGTCGGACCGCACGAGGAGCGCCGTAAGCATCTGCTGCTGGCGGTCGCCCAGGTCGAGGAACTCCGCGCGGCCCGGCTGAAGACTGCCGCCCACAACTGCGCGTACCCGGCGACGTGTCTCCGCGGTGGCCGGCACGTCGTTCTGGGCACGGAGGTGCTGCCGTGACCGACCCAGTTGTCCGGCCCGGCCCGGACCCGGCCCGGGACGCCCGCGTGGCCCGGCGCCGGGAGGCCGCTGCGGCGCGGGCCGGCCGCGCGCTGGATCGGCTGCCCGGCTACGGGCCGGGAGACGTCGTGTACATCTCTGACCTGATCCCGCTGAATCATCACTGCGCAACGTGCACGTGCAATAACGGAGAGTAGGAGTTACCACATAATGGTCACTATGGTGTATGCCAGCGCGCGCACCTTCGCCCGCGGCGCCCGGGATGGGCGGAACCGATGAAGCCCATCGTGCTGGACCTCTACTGCTGTGCGGGCGGCGCGGCGCGCGGCTACCAGCGTGCCGGTTTCGAGGTCATCGGCGTGGACATCGTGCCGCGCCCGAACTACTGCGGAGACGCCTTCCTCCAGGCGGATGCACTGGAGACGTTGGCGGGCCTCGCTGCGTACATCGATGTATGGGGGTGGCGCCCGGCGCTGATCCACACCTCGCCGCCGTGCCAGGAGGACAACACGCTGACCAGGGGCACAAACGCGGCCATGGGCTGGGGTGGCCAGCACCGGCAGTTCGTTCCCGAGACGCGCGTACTGCTGGACGCGATCGGGCTGCCGTACGTGATCGAACAGCCCGCCGGAGGGTCGATGATCCGCCGCGACCTGCGGCTCTGCATGGACATGTTCCCCGTCGGCGAGCCGCCCTGGGTGCAGCGTCATCGCGACTTCGAGCTGTCCGGCTTCACCGTGCCCCAGCCGAAGCACACCAAGCACAAGGGCTACGTGCGCGGCTACCGGCACGGCGTCAAGCGGGACGGCCCGTACGTGGCCGCCTACGGCAACGGCGGCGACAAAGCCACGGTGCCGGAGATGCAGCACGCGCTCGGGATCGACTGGACCACCGTCCGGGAGGAGCTGACCGAAGCGATTCCCCCGGCCTACACAGAGCACATTGGACGGTCGTTTCTCGCTGCATCCCTTACGCCGCAAGGCCGGCTCGCGTGACGGCTCGCCTTTTCGGCGAGGATGGGCTGTACGCCGTACGGGCCGCCCGGGCGCTGCTCGACATTGGGCCGCTCATGGTCGACGCACAGGGCGTGTTCTGGGTGTACGCCGATGGTGTATGGCGACCGGACATGATCGGGGCGGAGGTCCGACGCCGCGCGGTGACCCTGCTCGGCGAACGCTACCGCCCCTCGCACCACAGGACTCTGGTCGAGGTCCTCTCCACGCTGTGCGAGCGCTTCGACGTGCTGCCGGCCAGCGCGGTCCTCAACTTCCGCAACGGCATGCTCCGCTGGCAGGGCGACCCGGACCCGGTGCTCGTCGACCACCATCCGGAGTTCATGTCGACGGTCCGGCTCCCGATCGACTGGCTTCCCACGGCGACGTGCCCGATGTTCGATGCCTTCCTGGAGTCGGCCGTGCCGGAGGATGACCGGGACCGGGCGTGGCAGGTGCTGGGCTACCTGCTCATGTCGGGCAACCCGCTGCAGCGCATGTTCATGCTCACCGGCACCGGGGGCAACGGAAAAGGCGTCTACCTGAACGTCCTCCGGGCCCTGCTCGGCGACGACAACACCGCGGCGGAACCGCTCCACGACCTGTCCGAGAATCGCTTCTCCACGGCCGAATTGCACGGAAAATTGGCCAACATCTGCGGTGACATCGACTCCACGTTCATCCAGAACACCGGCCGGATCAAAGAACTCTGCGGCGATGACCGCATGAAAGGGGAGCGCAAAAACGAGCGCCAGTTCTATTTCAAGTTCTGGGGCAAGGCCATTTTCTCGGCCAACGCTGTCCCGGGGTCGTCGGACTCGTCGAAAGGCTGGACGCGTAGGTGGGAGGTCGTCCCTTTCCCTTACGCACCAACGAAACCGGACCCTACGATCTCCGGTCGTATCGTCGCCTCAGAGCTTCCGGGGATCGCCGTCAAGGCCGTACATGCGCTCCGCATGCTCATGGCCACGGGCGAGTTCTCCAGGGGGGAGTCGGCTGACACGGCGCACGCGGAATTCGCCGAGAAGGCCAATCGGGTGCTCCGGTGGATAGGCGACCCGGATTCCAATGTGAGCGCCGATCCGGACACGTGGAATAAGGGCACCATCCTGCTTTCCGCGTTCCGGCAATGGGAAGCCTATGACCAGGGCAACGCGCACAAGGACATCGGCTCGCAGCGGTTCAACGAGTTGGTGCGGCAGGCCGGCCTCACGGCGGCGAAGCGGAGGGGGCAGCGCGGTTACTACGGACTCCTGGTCGCGCCGACGGTGCTCGTGCGTCCCGTGGATGCCCCCTGGAGAAATCAGCGGCTGGGGGAAACCGTGGTGGCCGATGTGCCCCCTCAAGATCCAACCGACGAGGGACAGACAGCCCTGACCTGGGAAAATGCAGAAAGTGCCCCCTAATCATGATCAACACCTTGGTCCTTCCGCGCGTGTATCCCCTACCCCCTACCCCTGTCAACCCCCTCTCTCCAGGGCACTTCTAAGGGGCACATCCTCCTGACCTCAACGGGCGTGCGCGCGTTATTACTTACTGTTAGTTCCTTCCTCACCCTGCGTTGACAAAACCTCGAGTCTCTGAAAATCTCAGCGAGCACCCGAGCCAACCGACGACCTCTCAGGAGAGATCAACATGGCTGCACGAGAAACCGCGGCTCAGAAGCGCACGCGAATCAACATGCTTCTGGCCGACTACGACAACCGCTCCAAGGAACTACGCAAGCTGATCAAGATCGTTGACGGGCTCAAAGAACAGGTCCGCGAGGTCGAGCCGGGTAAGTACGGCGACCTCGAGCTGTCCGAGGGCACAGCGCGCGAGATCCTCGATCAGCCGGCTGCACGGAAGGCCCTGACCGAGGCCGGCTTCGCCATCCCGATGATGATGACCCAGGCTCCGCTGGTCGTCCGGCCGGTGACCAAGTGAGCGACTTCCGCGAAGAGCACATGGGGGCCGTGTACGCGGCGAAACAGGGCATGGGCGAACTCCAGGGAGTGATCGCCAACCTGACCGCGCTGCACGAGGGCAACCTGGGCCTGATCGCCTCGGCGACCGGGGGGATGGCCTGCCGTAGCGAGGCTGGCCGCAACGCCTTCGAGTTCGCCGCGGCGCTCAACGAGCAGATCGGGAACCTCTTCCGCTCGACGGAGATCATCGTCGGCGAACTCGACCGCTACGCGAACGGCTTCTGATGACCATGGACGCGCCCGTGGACGGGCACACGATCGTTGGCGGTTTCCTGAGGTCCCTGGGGATGACAGAGCAAGAGTGGCGGTCGGTGACCAGGGTGGAAATCAGCCCGCAATGGATCACCGTGACCTCGCTCGTACGCGACGAGGCCGACCGCATCATCGTGGCCGATGGGGGTCCCGTGGAGCGTACGGAGCAGGCAACTATCAGGTGGGAGCCTGAGCCGACGGGCACTGTCGACGAGGTAGACCTGACCCCGTACGTGAGGGATGTCCGTTTCGAGTGAGTGAGTCGTGGTCGGGTGGGAGCGACACCCGATGGCGCAAGATCAGGGCGTCGGTACTGAGGTTGGATCTCCCACCTCGCCGGCGCCCTGTCTGCGCTATCGGCTACCCAGGGGTGTGCACCACCAGGGCTACCCATGTGGATCACATCGTGCCCCTGTCCATGGGTGGATCTAAGTACGATGCGAGCAACTGTCGACCAGCGTGTGAGCCCTGCAATCTGAAGCGGGGCAATGGATCTGGGGCACGAGTCGATCCCCCGATCACGCGTGTGTCTCGCTGGTCCGCAAAATAAATCACACAGAGTGACAGCGATGGGCATCTATCGCCGGGTCGCAAAAACTTCAGGGGGTGGGGGTCCCGGAACACCCGCCGCCGTGTTTTTTTTTGCGCGGTCCCGGCGTG